CTCAATCCAACGGATAGAAACCTGACCAGACAAGGTGATTGCCTCAGCGTTTGCTAGTTTGTAATAGCGGAAATACTGATTGCCGATAGCACCATAAGCAGAGTTAAGTTGAATCTTCCTTGCCATTTGGATGTTGTTACACCGAGCAATCTCTTTTTCCAAGTCTTTTGTCTTTTTCTTTTCATACTCCTGTTTGGCAGCAAGCATTTTCTTTTTGTAGATGGTGCGATCCTTATAGATCTTCTCCATCAACTCTGGAAGAAATCCACGCACATCTTTGCGGAACATTGCCCCGTTAGCACAAACTGCTTTGTCCTTATACAACTCAAAAGTGACTTCCTGATTAAGAATCTTATCAACAGTTACATTTGGGTGCCTCTCATCCAGAAGAGTTTCTGGCGAAATGTTGTATTGCATAATGAGGTGAGGGTATAGCGAGTTGAGGTCAAAAGACACAACCCAGTCATACTTTCCAGGAATAGGTTCTTTCACATATGCACCAGCATACTTAGAATCTTTATCCGAACGTTCCTTAGGAGGAATCACAATGTTCCTCTTTTTGAGATAGTTGTAGATAATAGTATCCCACATTCGTACTTGTGAGAATACATCTGTATAGTTTGCTTTGGCGTCATATGCCATCGTCAAAGCAAGTTCAATCAGTTTCATCTTGTCTTCCATGCGGTCAACAAGTTCCACGTCAATAATGTTGTACTCTACAAACTTCTGCCAACCCTTTGTATAGAAATCTTTAAAAGTATCAAACTCGGAGTGATCAAGTTTCTTCTGACCAAGTTCAACACTTGCAATGTAATCAAGACGATAAGATTCCTGTGCCTTATAGGTAAACTTCTTATAAAGATTCAGATAATCAAGTTGACTTACACCACCAACATCATAAGAAATATGCTTACGACCAGCAACATAAATCTCATCTTCGGTTACAAGACCCCATGGAGACATACGCTTCATCAGTTTTTCGCCAAGAACACGATCCAGACGACGAACCAAATATGGAATATCGTAAAGTTCAATGTTCCAACCAGTCACAACCTCTGGAGTATTTTCCTCAACCATCCACCAGTTGATAAAGTCCATCAGAAGATCGCGCTCATTTGTAAATGAACGGTAAATTACATTCTTCTGTTGATTATTAAAAGGACCCATACCCCAAGTACGAATCTGTTTGGAAGAATAGTCCTGAATCGTGATCAACAGAACTTCTTCGGCAGCAGACTCCACATCAGGGAATCCATTCTCCGATGCAACCTCAATGTCCAGAGTTGTAACTTTAACTTTACTGATGTCAAACTTCAACTCCTCCTCAGGATACATTTCGGAGATATACTGATAGATGTATTGACTATTACCGTAGATTTTAAAGTTTTCTACACCATCATACCTTTTAATAAACTCACGACAATCACGAACTGATCCAGGTTGAACTGCTTCTACATATTCACCGTTCAAAGTTTGATATTTAGTTTTCTTTTGTGAAGGGACAAAAAGAGTCGGGTTAAACTTCTCACGGGTCATAAAATGTTTACCATTTTCATAACCACGAACCAAGAAGTGGTCCCCGACCATTTGAACGTTTGTATAAAATCTCATCAGGCAGTTAATTCAAGATACTTTTCAATAACTTCGGGAGTTGGATCGGCAATAGTCAAAATATCACTCGATCTAATCATATATTCTGTTTGACCAGAAGCTTCTACCCATGGTTTCATAGATTCTAATCCATAAAAACGATATGGGTTAATAAGTTTACAATCTGGTTCTCCAATATCAGCAAAAAGTTCTTCCATTTCTGTGATTATAACTGTATCCACACCGATTAAGATACATTTTACAACTTTATCACTCATCTTCTTCCTCCTTTTCTTCAACTTCCAAAGAAATACCAGTTTTATTCAAATACATTTCTTTAACTGTATCAATTGGATCACAAATCGTAACTACGTAATCGAGAGCAATTACAAATTGCTTATCCTTAGATAGAATTAACCAAGGAGTAAGAACTACATCAATCTCATAATTTGATTTACCACTATCACTCTCAGTAAGAACTATTTTTTCTTTTGCCTCAACATAGTGAGGATTTGCTAAGAGATATCCTCTAACAACTTCATCAGAAACAACTTCCTTTGCATCAGTGATTATAGTCTCTCCCGTTTTGAGGAGCATCAGTTTAATGGTCATTTTGGTTTCACTATCCTTTCAGTATTTTAGCAAGAAAAAGGGGAGGCGTCAACTGGATTTTGCCAGTTGCCTCCCTTGGCACAGCGCCGACGATATTCACAAATATTTAGTCACCATTTCCCCCACCACCGTCACCAGCACCACTTCCGGGATTAATTGGAACTGCTCTTCCAGCACCCACATTGGTCACTTTACCCTTATTATAAACTTTATGTTTCCAAGCATCTGGATATGAAATGGTTTTTATTTCATTAAGAAACTGGTGGAAGGATTTCATTTTTATTTTTATTTAGAGATAGTCCTTTCGGGCGTGATGTTCTGGCACTATTTTCCCAAGTACGATCCGTAGAAGTCCGTCTTCAAATGTGACTTCGCGGACTTCTGTGTCGTCGGATAAAGTCCACGCTCGTTTAAAACTTCTGCTAGCCACTCCCTTGTGGATAAACGTCCTATCCGATTCTGTATCCGCCTTTTGTCCTTCGACAAAAAGTTTTCCATACTCTGTGAAAACATTGACTTCTCCTTTCTTGAATCCTGCTAATGCTAGTTCCAGATGGGATTCGACATTATTTATTTGGACCAAATTATAAGGAGGATAATTTGTTGTAGTTTCATGAAGATTGAATAGGCGATCAAAATATTCATCCATCCCAATACTATTGCGCGTAATTCTTTCCATCAAAGCAGGAAGATCCGCAGCAGTATACCTTGTGAGGTTAGTCATTATGGTAGCTCCTTTAAAAGCGAGTTTGTGTTTTGTGGACCCTTTCGGCATCCGTATATAATTATACTACTTCTTACAAAAAAGGCGGGTGTAAAACCCGCTCTTTTTTATTCGGCATCCTCTACCTTTTTCTTCTTAGCACCAATATTATACTTGGTTTCCAGAATCCAATCTCCTTTGTCCTTATAAGCAAGAACTTTGATTTGATTCAAAGGAGCGATATCTTGAATCTTTTTAAGATCGACAATCTCAATCAGACCCCAATCTGCAAGAAGTTGGGCGATACGATTACGACGCTGAACATCATTCACGGTCAGGTTTGCGTGTTTACCATCAAGAGCAAACAGTTCCTTAAAGTGAACGAGATAATACCTACCTTGCTTGTGTAGAATATGGCAAGACTGATAGATTTTCTTTTCTTTTCTTGAAGCAACTCCGATTCGGGTCAAAGTCTCACGAACTTTCAGAAAATCATCTGGTTCGTTGAGAATCACTTCCACCATTTGTTCGGGCGTCCACTTCACTTCAGGTTCTTGAACGACACTCATTTTGTTCCTCCAGTTTCAAATTTCGATTTAATAAATGTTAGTTGTTCTTTCGTAAGAATCCTCAAAGCTTGTTTTGCCTTCTCATTACTATATCCATAATAACGCTTGACATAATCAAGATCTTTGATTTTATCTTGTCGGAGCCAGGGAGAAAATCTCTTCTTTTTCCTCAGACTATTTATAAAAAAGTCATACTGTATCTTTTTTGGGAGGAAATGATATCGATTCATTTCATTTGCAAACATAATACAATCAATGTGCCCCGAAAGGCAACGATTGATAATATAAGGTGCATATTCCTTCTCAAGTGAAGGATCTTCATTAATCAAATGCTGTTTTGTCTGATTAATAGAATTCAACCAGTCCTTCAATTCCATAACAAATTTTTATTATAATTAAACAGTAAAAGTTCTTTTCTTTCTTTTTGCTCTCTCATATATTCACCAACAGAACGCATCGTATAAGTCAGATCAAACTCACCTGTCTTCCAGTTCTCGAAACGATCTTTGACTAGTTGATCAGAATTATAACTTATTAATTGGTGCATATAACAAGCACCGCAATCAGCAGCAAACTTATCGTGATCAAATCCTTTGTGCAT